ATGAACCGTCGGATTATAAATGTGGTCATTTACTTGTCTCCGACGATGGGTATCTTTTATGTCAACCAAACAATAGAATTTTTTGGAAAGACCCAAATTGGGTGACAACTAAATTCCCTTTGGAGTTAAACGAAATTAAGGTTGATAATATGTTAGTATCGGTAGAGGCTAGTTCTGATAGGTGGGTTTCAGAAGATAGCGATAGTTATTATTATACAATTCAAGAAATTAATAAATAAAGTATTTATCTCATATGGCAAACGGAATAACATACGGAATAAATTTTCCATTTAGAGATTCTTTTGATGGTAAGTATTTAGATTTATCTGACACACCAGATGAGGAGATTAGAACTGATTTAATTCATCTATTATTAACAAGAAAGGGAACGAGATATTTCTTACCCGATTTTGGAACTAGACTTTTAGAATACATTTTTGAACCGTTGGATGGTCCGTCATTTGCGGATATTGAGGCCGAGATAACGGACTCTGTTAAAAAATATATACCAAACTTAAAGATTACTAAAATAAGAGTGTATGATGCGTCAACAGAAGATGAAACAGTAACGGTTACCGCAACAGGTGACGATAGAGTTTATAGAGTACCAGGGATTGGTACAAAAGAACATACCGCGAAAGTGAGAATTGATTATATAGTCACATCAAACGCTTTTCAATCTAGCGATTTTGTAATTATTAATATTTAAAATATATGGCGAATAAAAAAATATCTTATACGGTTAGGGATTTCCAATCAATAAGAACTGAATTAATTAATTTTGTAAGAACTTACTACCCCGATTTACTTAGTAACGTTAACGACGCTTCGGTATTTTCGGTATTATTGGACCTAAACGCTGCGGTATCAGATAACCTACAATTTAATATTGATAGAAGTATTCAGGAAACCGTATTACAGTACGCACAACAAAGGTCTTCAATCTATAATATCGCAAGGACATACGGGTTAAAAATACCGGGTCAGAGACCTTCGGTGGCTTCAATCGATTTTTCAATTACAGTACCCGTTTTCGGAGATAACGAGGATTTGAGGTATTGCGGTATACTGAGAAGAGGTTCTCAGTGTATCGGTGCGGGTCAAATATTTGAAACAGTATACGATATAGATTTTTCATCACCGTTTAATAATGAAGGTTTCCCGAATAGAACAAAAGTACCCAATTTTGACGCTAATGGTAAAATATTAAATTACACAATTACTAAAAGAGAAACTGTTGTTAATGGTGTTACAAAAGTTTTTAAAAGAAGTATTTTACCAAATGATGTTGTACCATTTTTTGAACTTTTTTTACCTGAAAAAAACGTATTAGGTGTAACTAGTGTTTTGTTAAAAGATGGAACCGAATACGCGAACGTACCATCGGACCAAGAGTTCTTAGGAACCAATAATAAATGGTATGAAGTAGATGCGTTAATTCAAGATAAAGTTTTTATTGAGGATAGCACCAAAGTTAGTGATAGGCCAGGTATTAAAGTTGGTAAATACATATCAACAAGTAACAAGTTTATTACCGAATTTACACCCGAAGGTTTTTTTAAAATGATATTTGGTGGTGGTAGTCAATCTGCCGATGAACAATTAAGAGAATTTGCTGCGACTGGTAACCCACTTAATTTACAAAAATATTCCAATAACTTCGCCTTAGGTAGTACATTAAAAGCAAACTCAACCTTATTTATTCAATATCGAATCGGAGGTGGAGTATCGTCTAATTTGGGGGTTAATGTAATTAATCAATTAGGAACTATCAATTTCCAAGTTAATGGTCCATCACAAACACAGAATACTTCGGTTATTAATTCTTTAAGCTGTACCAACACAACGGCGGCAATTGGTGGTGCTAATGTACCATCATTGGAAGAGGTTAGAAATTTTGTGACATATAATTTTGCGGCTCAAAAAAGAGCGGTAACAATTAACGATTATGAATCACTTATTCGCAATATGCCGTCTCAATTTGGAGCACCGGCAAAGGTTGCGATAACCGAACAAGACAATAAAATTAAAATTCAATGTCTTAGTTATGATTCAACAGGGAAATTAACAAATGTTATTTCAAACACATTAAAGAGTAATATAGCAAATTACCTATCTAATTACAGAATGATTAATGATTATGTCGTTGTTGAAAGTGCCCAAGTTATCGACTTAAAATTTGACATTTATGTTGTTTTAGATTCAAGTCAGAATCAAGGAACTATAATAACTCAAATTGTTGATATAATATCTAATTATTTCTCACCAAATAATAGAGGTATGGGTGAGAATGTTTATGTGTCTGAAATAAAAAGACAGATACAAAATCTTAATGGTGTATTAACTATTGCACAAATAGATGTGTTTAACTTAGTCGGTGGTCAATACTCGTCATCTCAAACTTCTCAGAGATATTCCAACTCAGAAACTAAACAAATTGAGTTAATTGACGATACTATTTTTGCCGAACCAACACAAATATATCAAGTCAGATTTCCGGGTCAAGACGTAAGTGTTAGAGTTAAAAATCTCAAAACCGTTAACTTTAGTTAATCAATTTATTTTTATCCTTAATCAATTATTTTTTGAAAATAGAATATAAACTATTTATTCAAAAAGTAATGAATGTCTAAATCAATTAGAGTAAGAACCCAAGTTGGGGTCGATAAGCAAGTAAATATAGATTTACAACAAGATTTTGAGTTTTTAGAGATCTTATCACTAAAACTTTCGCAATCGGATTTATATGTAAGACAATGTTCTGATTATGGGGTTGTTGCAGGTAGAGTATCGGTTAACGATGGTTTCGGTATTCCTAACGCCAAATTATCAATCTTTATTCCCGTTACGCAGGAAGATGAGAATAACCCCGTTATAAGTTCAATATATCCATATAAAACTTTTAATGACGTTAATGAGGATGGTTATAAGTATAATTTATTACCTTACAAACCATCATACCCGGGACATTCGGCAACAGGTTCGTTCCCTGATTTGGAGGATGTATTAACCAACCCCACCGCAATACAAATTTTTGACAAGTATTATAAATTCACCGTAACAACAAACGATAGTGGTGATTTTATGATCTTCGGTGTTCCAACAGGGTCCCAAACCCTAATAATGAACGTTGATTTATCCGATATCGGACCATTTTCACAATCACCACAAGATTTAATTAGATTAGGTATTGCGACAGAAAATCAAGTTAACGGAACAACATTTAAGACTTCGGAAAATATTACGACACTACCCCAAATTATAACAATTAACAAAGAGGTTGTGGTAAATCCATTGTGGGGGGATGAAGAACTTTGCCAAGTATCAATTACAAGAACTGATTTTGACTTAACCGCGGAGGCTAATATTGAAATAAAACCTACCGCGATTTTTATGGGTTCAATTTTTTCGGATACAGATAAATCCGCGGTTAAAAAAAAATGTAAACCACCGTTAAAAAACGGGTTAATGTGTTCATTAGTATCCGCACCTGGACAAATATTGTCAATTAGACAAACAATAAGACAAGATAATACTGGTAAACCTATTTTAGAGGAGTATGAGTTAGAAAATAACGGTAATGTAATTGATGAGAATGGTGCTTGGTTGGTCGATTTACCGATGAATTTAGATTATGTTATAACAAATGAGTTTGGAGAACAGGTTTTTTCGAATGATGAACGAAAGGGAATACCTACAAGAGCGAAATATAGGTTTAAAATAAAATGGAATCAGTCCCCTGATTTATCGGCACCCGTAAAACGAGCTAATTTTTTAGTACCTAATATTAAAGAACATGGTTGGATTAATAGTAATTCTGACCCAATTATACTAAATAATGTTAACTATCAATTATTAAAATCATCATACGCTTTTAGTTTAGATTGGAATGATTATGGTTATTCGGGGATTACATCTGCGGGTCAACAAATGATTCAAGACGCTATAGACTGTAAAGACACTTTCTATGATATGTCATACAATAAAGTGTATACAGTATCACAATTAATTACTCGTTACAGAAACGGTAACGCTTTAAGACGCTATTTAGGTGTAAAAAACATAACCGATGAGGAGTGTGAGAGTACTAATAATAAATTTCCCGCGAACGACGCTCAATTTAGATTTGATTTACTTTTCATTTTATTTGTTATTTTATCAACTTTTATCTCGGTACTTTTAAAGGTTACGGTGGTTATATATCATGTAATTTGTCGTTTATTAGAACTGTTAATTGACATTTTACCTGGTAGTAATAATAGATTACGAGAAATACAAAGTAATTTTTCAAATCTAAATATACCTATGTTCACATTCCCTGACTGTGAATTATGTAGTTGTAAGGCGACCACAAGTCCGATACCTGCATCAGTATTGATACAAAACGCAGACCCATTTACTAATGACTCCGTTTTGGCAGATGTTATAAATCAAGACAATTATGTTTCTAATTTAACCACAAATGAACTTGGAGCTCAAATCATACAACAAACCGTTGGAGTCTATGAAAGTAATGTAATATCAACTGACTACGCTTTTAGAACACCTAGAGTTTTTTTAAATTTGGAAAATAGTACTTTATATTATACTAAAAATCTTAATATACCCGAAAGGGTTAACTTAATGAATTTTAAAGGAAAATTCTTTGGGAGTCTTAGTGATAGTACCGATTTAAATGTGAATGGTCCGATTAATACGTACCAATTCCCAACAACCAACACTTTGGTGAATGTTGGAGGAGGTAGTAATCAGATAAAAGTTAATTTTAACACTGACTTAAATGGTAGTAATATTTATCATTTCGATAATACAATGGTGTTGTTAACTGAACAACAGTACCAATCCGAACAAATCATAACGTTTCAGAATATTTATCAAAGTAATGACGTTAATTTAAGTTCAACCACTGAGAACGAATTCGGTAATTTTGCTATCACAGGAAACGCAACGAATTTATCACAAATTACCGTGAGTTCAACCAACCCCTTAAATGGTAAAAGGATTATTACTCAATATAATGTATCGCAAACAAATGAAGATACTGATAGATATTTGAAATTCCCAACTGATGCCGAATACTTCCAAGTTATAACGTCAATGACATATAATGAATATGTTAATATTATTAATAATTCATTATTTGGATGTAGTCCAGCTTCTAATGCTTATCAAAAATCATTAAGAAATAGAGTTTTTGATGCCACAACTAATATCGAATTTGTAACATTAACACCACCATTATTTGTTCCGTTTTTGTCTGTAAATGCTTGGGATTCTTATACGGAAAAAGACCAAACATACATAACAATTATGGTGAGAGGAGTTGACCCCCACTCTACTAGACAAAAAGTAAAATACGGAATTGGACGATTATTTTGTAGAGAAGATCATTGGGATGTATCAATCACTGGAAATTTTAAATTAAACATACCATTACAACCTAATGACGGTTTAGATTTCGGACAATCACCAAACCAAACATCAGACAATACCGCAGAGGGTTTGGCTCAACGATGCGTAAAACATGATGTGTTACCTAATAATGATTCGTTTGATAATGGATATTCTAAAGGTAGAATCTATTTTCAATCATACCATTTTTCACCAGGTAACCAATGGACTACATATTTAAATAATAAAATATCCCATTATTCATCACTTGATGAATCATCCATCACTTTTTCACCTAAAAATCCTGGAGAGTTTCCATTCACTCAGTTTTTAACAGTGGGTGATTACACATCAGTAGCGACAGTTAATGGTAAAGGGTTAAGAATATCTCCAAATAATATGTATGGTATAAACCAATACCCGCAAATGTATCAAGGGGCTAATTACATTCCGTTTGAATGTGTAGAAGGTGGTTCATTAATGGGTATGAGAACGCATACTTTACCAACTGAGGCGATTTTTTCATACGATACTTTATATTTTTCACCCAAATATCCTAGTTCGACAACGATGAACATGTCTAACTCGCAAAAAATTGTTATGAGAAGTGATAGAATGCCGACATCAGAGTTCTTTCAAACTTTCAGTAATAACAGTTATAACGGTATGAATAATGGTCAGTTTTTAATTATTGAAATATCTGACAATGGTGAGATTTTAACACCCGAACCAGGTTTAAATACACCTTCGTTCAGTACCGCATCCCCCGAAGAACCGGAAACGGGACAGACCGCAGTTTTACTAAATACATTTAGTTGCGAATCTTTAGTACCAATTGAATGTTACAGTAATGGTCCTAACGATAGTATTCAACTTTTACCTGAACAGTTATGTCAATATTATCCAGGAACAAGTGAAAGGTTCTTTGTCCAAGGGTCTTGTTATTCCCTTGTTCATCCACCATATTTAGGTCAAAATTTAAAGAAAGATTTACAATTAGTAACCGAATGGTTATCTAGAATAAATATAAATTTCGGAGCCTGTCGAGAGGTTTTTTCTCATACATTTGTGAATAACTGGGTAAACGGAACCTTATATATGTTCCCATTTAAAAATTCAAGATTTTTTACAGGTCCTAATGATAACCCACCAAATCAACCTTACAATAAATTTTGTAACGAAACAATTTTCCTACATCCTGACACTTTTAATTTTTATTATCGTAGTGCTCCGTACAGTGATAATATTAACGAGTACATAGGTAGGGAAGGATATAGAAATCCATTGAATAACGAATTAATAGGTAACAAGAAAGATTTGATGTTCCCAACAACAATAATGGATTTGGGACCAAGAGATGAAATACAAAAATTTTTATCCCAAAGCGGTAATTGGGATGGTTATATAGTTAATAAATTAGAGTCAACAACTTTTGGGGATACGTCTGACATATTAAACTTATTTATATTATCAAGATTTGCGAATACTTCGTTCGGCGCCTTGTTCCAACAAGGAGAAGGGGTTAATATTCTAAGATTTTTCTCAAGAGAAAAACGAATGGTTGATTCTGATTTTGCTCAAATGATTGCTACAAACTCACAGTTTGGTATTGCCCCTTATGACCCAGGAGATTATCCTGAACCTCAAGATTTGATAACATATAACTCACCCCTATATTTCCCGTCTGGAGTATCCAATGTTGGGGATATCACTTTTGGTATTTTTTACACAGGTAATAGTCAAATACGAGACTATATATCACCTAACATAACAGTTTATAATCCTGATGGTGATGTAGATAATGAATGTTCATATAGTTTTATCCCATTAAATTCACAAGAAGTACCTTTTTATCTATGGGACATAAAACCAAATAATACAAATTCAAATATTTTTGGAACCCAAGAAAATGAGTGGACTTTAGACGGAGTACACGCCTTCAAATATAATTATCAGGCGATTAATAGATTAGAACCGTCGTCTAAAACATTTCAACCAGATTCGGGAATAAACCAAATAAAATATCATAAGGGTTGGATTTATAACGTTGATAATGGTCTTGTAAACCCTGAGACAAATGAATTTGATTATAAACCAGAACCTGGAATACCTCAAAAATATTTAATGGGAGCTCCTTTTTATTTCTATTTCGGTTTAACAAAAGGTGCTAGTGCGTTTGATAGGTTCGCGTCTAAATGGATAAATACAGAAGAATTAACTGAATAATTATGGAAAATAATAGAATCGTTTTAAGTCGTAAAAAGTATAAGTCCGCACCAAACGTGAGCTCAATGATCGACATTCCATTTAATCAGAATACCAAAAATATAACGGAATATGATAGAAGTGAAAATATCGATTTGAACGAGGTTTTTAATAATGAAAGACAAAATTCTAACAAATTCAGACCTCTAACTAAGGTAACTTTTTTGTTTAAAAATACATATGTTGGTGAAACTAACTATAAACCTTTTTATGAAAATTTATATTACGTCAATGCGTTGGAATCAAGTCGTCAGTTTTGTAGTAATGGAAACGCTAATGTATATTGGTCAGGTTATCCATTGTATAATGAATTTGATTTAACAAGAACTGATAATGATACCGACGGATACACCACACCAAATACCGGTGGTCAAATTGATTTTATTAGTACTAGTGCTTCATCATATAATTGGAACTTTTTTTTAACTTACCCATATGAAAATGTTCAAAAACCAATGTACGCGGTGGAACCCCAGACTAATCAAGAATTATTATGGAATAGTGTTGACGGATTACCATTCATTATAAATAATTCAACCTCTAACGGTCAAAATTTAATAACTTTTAGATCAGTGTGTAAACACGGACTGAGTGTTGGAGAATTCGTTGAGTTATCGATTAATTATAATGGGAGAAACGTATTTCAAGTAGAACAATTAGGGGATGGTAAAGTAGATTCTGAACTTTTTATTTTTAGTATAAGTGATATTGGGTATACGGGTACTACCTTTGCCGAAGGCGTTTCAGGAACATTTAAAAGAGTGATTGATATAAATAACGTGAGTTCGACAAAATCAGAATATTATGTCAGAAGACATAAAGTTTTAACGAATCAAACTGAATCAGTTTTAACTAACGCTGGATTCGAATTAAACCCTTTTAAATTACAAAAACAATACGAACCATCCGCATTAACACCAAATCAAATATCAAGAATTTCTGTTAAAGAAGGTAGTCAAACATATAATCTATCTTTTAGCGATAATATCGATATTCAGAATCTAATCGATAATCAACAAAGACCCATAACTGAATTATTTTTTACTTTCCAATGGATAGGTAGATTGGGTTGGACATCAAAACCAACTTATTCGCAATACGCATTAAAACAAGGTTTTGATTTTAACTTACCGCTAAAAGACGGTCAACCTAATGACTGGTGGGACAATGACCCACAAAATCTAAATGTTAATTCTTATGCAGGAATACAAGTAGAATCTTATACTAAAAGTAGTTTTAACAACATACCAATAGTGTTCTACTATAATAAACCTCTATCTAAGGGTGATACCATTGACGGTGATTTTTGTGAATGGAACGATTCCGAATATTCTGAAAGGGTGATATCAAATATTTATCATAAAATTATTTATAATGAAAATGTATTTGATATTAATATAACCAATGAGTCCCAAGAGTATAACCCATTTGGGTTTTACTATCAAACACACCATCCAATAACCTTACGAGCTTTCTCATCATACATCGAAGAAGGAAGTTCTGATGACACAACAGGAATACCAAATTGGGCGACGTATAATACATCAACCAATAATTTCATTTGGAGAGATATATACCAATATGGATTTATTGATAATGATAATATCGGAGTTGATTATCCATTTTTAAATGGAGTTCATTATCCCTTTAAGAATCTAATTTTTAGATTAATTCCCGAAGGTTCAACATCAATAAACTTTAATACCGTTTCATTACCAACTACCGATGATTGTGAATAAATTTAAGATATTAAGATCTACGTTAGATAGACAGTTAGACATTCCAATCGAGATGAAATGGGATTTTTACGGTCAAGACGATTCATTAGATGTATTCCAAAAAGAAACAGTTGAAAAGGCTATTGGACAACCCAAGGACTTTGAGTTGTCAAGGTTTCAAAACAAGCAATATGTGAATTCATTTGATACCTCAGTGAATTATAGTTTCTATTTCTATACGGGATTGACTCAAAGTATATCAAGTGCCACCCAATCTAATTGGGGTATAACCTACAACAGTCAAGGATTTTCTAATGAGGAGATATATTACACGACCAAACCGTTTTTAAACTCATTTTTTAAATTGGATTTTTACGACACTAATGAAAGTAAGACTCAAAAAAATTATTTTACAATAATTTTACCCGCAAATCAAAGTTCGGACATTGAGGCCGCCATTTCACCATTTTTACCTAATGTTAAAATAAGTGTCCCAACCTATAATTTAGACTATATTAACCAAAAAGAAGGTTATTTTATCTATTGGTTAAAATCAAAAGATTTCTATAATCTTGACACTTTTTATATGAGTGCTAAGTTTTTTAATGGTTCCACAGGTCAATTTATTAGGTTAATTAATAAAAGTCAGGGAGGAACTAATTTATCATCAAATAAGTTCTCATTTGATAGTGATACATACTTCTATTATAAAGTTAAGTTAAATTATGACGATTATACTTATGAAGTTTTTGATTACACAACAGGACAGGATGTGAGAGTGGGGAGTGTTACTAACCCAATAAAATGGTATGAATATATAAACCCGTAAAATGGAAAACAAATATTATATAAAAATATCGCCAGAAGTGATTAAGAGTGATGTAACCACCGTAACTTATACTGCGTCCACGGGTGTTACATTTATCATAGATCAAGAATGTTGTGATTTTACGTCATACACTGAGAGTAATACAGTGACCACAGGACGAACCGGAGTTATATTAACGATGAGTCAAGTTCTTACAGGAAATACTGGTGGAACATCATTGATGACAGGGTTAACAATACCCATTTTATTTACTCAGAACGTCGTGGATATTGGTTATTACTCTGTTTTTGATGGGGCAGTAATACAAAAAGATGTTATTACTAACTTTATTTTTTCTGCCGTAACAGGTTCTAATTCATCCACGATATATCTTTATAACACATCAGATAAAGAATATAAAAAATTCTTAAAGGAATCTACATTTAAAGTTGATTGGGGTGATAATACGCCTGTTCAAACAGTAAATGATTTTTCCCCAAATTTTATATCACACACATATCCGTTAACCCCAAATGATTATACAATAACAATGACAGGGGTAACTAGTTTTGGTGTATCAATAATTGAGAAACAAGTATCAATTCCATTCACAGGAACTACAATTACTAACCCAAAAGGAACCGCATATTTTGTGTCACAATCAGGGTCTTGGTCCGCAACACCAGTTTCATACGACTTTATATTTTCGGGTGATTCAAACCCTAATATTAGTGATTTTACAGGGTCAGTATTTACTCAAATACCTTTTATAGTTACAGGATTCACAAGATCAACATTAACTGATTTATCGGTGTATAAAGGAAATACTCAAAAGGGAGGGAAATCTTTTAGGTTAAATCAACAGATAACGGGTACTAGTGGAACTGTGGGTATTTATTATGGTGAAACTAATGACGGGTTAGCCGTTAGTTACAAGATAAATGATGTTGATTACTACGACTACAATGATGGTACTACATTATTTGTTCTTAATTCATCAGGATTAACGACTGATTGGTTGGTATCATCAGGTATCACCAAAGACGAGGTATTAATGAATGTTATTAGTGAACCCGAAATTTTTTCAAATGTTTATATTGAAAGAGGTAAGGTTTCGGCGTTTGAAAAAGTTAGACGATTAAATGAAGTATCAACCATTGGTGGGTTAACATCATACGGATACAAATTTTTTAAAGTCACAAAAACTTAAATAAAAGTATTTATAGAGAAAAATAAAATGGCAACAGGAAGTTACGGAACTATTAGACCTGCGGATGTTTCACCCGAAGATGTAGAAATTATTGTTAATTATACACCAAGTAGAGATGACACAGATAATTTTGTCTTATCAACACTTAATTCACAAGAGGTTTTACGACCATATTTTAACAATTCAGAAACAGGAGGAAATGCGGATGTTGAAATATTAGGTGGTTTATATAATTTGAAATTACCATCAGATAAATTCAATGCGTTAGGGATATATAACATTTATATTAGACCAGCTCAAATTAGGACTGTAATTAATGATTGTGGAGTTCTATCGGCGTTACCCAACGTTAAAGGTTTAATTTTTAATTTAGACCAAGTGCCATCTGAATTTAGAAATAAATTTGTGGCCCAAGGACTTGTTGGTTTTAGAGTGGAATACTTAAATTCCGACGGTTCAAAAATACCTAATTTTTTTAGAATAATAACATCTTCTTTTTTTTGTGAACCTGTTACTGAAAATCTAACAAATAGTTCTCAAAAGGCTATAAGATATAGATATGTCGATGGAGCAACAAATTTAATATTTTGTACTTTATCACCATCATCATCACCAACTAATAAACCAAACGCTACTCCATTCATTGGTCAACCTAATCAGAGTGTTATTATAACCAACACATATTTTAACCCAATTAATGTTGAGGTCGAAATTGTGGAAGACGACATTTCAACGTTAGCAATTGCTCTTTACGGTAATCAAACTAAATCTATGGAAGACGGGATTTATACGATTTACGACAAGAACAACAATATATTTAGACAATACAATCTTTATGAGGTTAGAGATGAATTTAATAGTCTTCTTTATGAGGTTAGACAAGATAGAGGAGATAATATAGATTTTAGTAAAAACTTTACAAATATTACTGAATAATGGCTAAAAAATATACTTGTCCACCGCAACAGGCTACCGCCGATAATACATTCTCAGATAACTTAGTAGGTTTTCAAATTGTAGATGGGGGTGGTTTGACACAAGGTAATTTTGAATTCACGACATCTATCACTGAAAAGTCAAATAGAGAATTCATAATTGGAACCTTTTCGGACCCGATTACCTTAGATTCTATGGGTATTAAAAATATTGAAGAATCTAAGGCTATAATTGAAAAGAATTTTAAGGTTTACCCTAATTTTGATTTAAGTAATGTTACTAGTTTTTCCCAATACGGTTCTTTGGTTAAGAGATTATCAGTATCTATTACCAAAATCATTAATTATTTCCCTGCTGGTTTTGATGTTCCTTTTTTAGGACCCAATTATTCGACAGGTTCTACCGCTAATAACATTTCCTATAATTCATCTAACGATGAAACGTATATGGAGATAGACGTTTCAAGAATACTGAATCCATTTGCGATAGATTTTACCGAAAACGCAAGTAGAAATTTACAATTAAGTGAAATCGAGATATCCCCACTTAGGGATATGACCACTAATTATTCTAAATATAATTTAGAACTAAGTGGTAAAACGTATAAAGTTACTTTCTTAACCCCAACAACGTCCATAACGAGTGGGACCCTTAAACTGTACGTTAAGGGAAATCCATTTTCAGGTAATACTGAGGTCTATGATGATTTATTATTCAAATTAGATCCTATGACCACTGAAATGACTTTTAATGAAAGTTTTGATGATGTTGAAAAGTTTTTATTGAACCGAAAAGTGAGTCCAATATATACTGCTAAATTTACGGTATTTAAAGAGACCGATGACGGTAAATCATACGTGACACAAGAGTCGATAACATGGCCGACATACGGTAAATGGAATATTGATATTATCACCCCAAGGTTTACAGATTATCTAGAAAAACTTAATGTTTTCGCCGAAAATCTAGATGAATTTAAAACAAAATTAATCGTTAGGTTCTTAACCACAGGGGCGTTTAAAGATTTTGATACGGACGATCAAAAAATAACAAAATTGTTGGAAATATACGGTAGGAGTTTTGACCAAGTCAGGACATTTGCCGAAGCGTTAGCGTACATGAATTCGGTAAATTATAACGTCACTAACGATATACCATCACAATTGTTAAAAAATCTATCTCAAACATTAGGTTGGTCGGAAAACATATCACCAATAACTAACGAAAATTTTTTAGATTCAGTATTTAACAACGACACACCAAGTCAATTCCAAGGAGTTCCGGTATCATCAACACCTGATGAAATCAGTTATCAATTTTATAGGAACTTAATATTAAATTCTGCTCATTTATTTAAATCAAAAGGAACCAGAGGTTCTATTGAAAATTTATTAAGATTAATTGGGGCTCCCGAAGCGTTAGTTGATTTTAATGAATACATTTATGTTGCGGACCAAAAAATTAATATGTCTCAATTTGATTCTGAATTTGCTCAGATATCAGGTGGTACATACGCTATTGAATTACCGGTGTTAGAACCAACAAATACATTCAGAATATTAGGTAGAGAATTCACGGGATTTACCACTCAAACAACAATTGAAGATGTTAGTTTAGGTAGAGACGACTTCCCAGTCGATGAAAACGGTTACCCAAAAATGCCTGAATCAACCGACAGTTACTATTTCCAAATAGGTGCGGGGTGGTTTGAACAAACACCAAAACATAGGTCTAACGAAATATTCGATGCGACTTCAAGTACCTTTACAGGTCAAAATCCTAACATACAAACTGTTTTAGAAAATTTTACATACGGTCAAAAATACCTTAACAGATATGTGGATTTTCCATATACGAATTTAGGATTTTCACTTAATAAAACCATTGATAATAAAAAAAGTTGGGTTGATAACCAAACAGGTCTTAGAAGAAATTCCGACGGTAACAACTCGTTTTATTTTGTTGATGATGAGAGATTAATTCTAAATGTTAAAAATATAGATTTGTTCTTAAATCCGGCCCAAGGTATCACATACGACGTTTGGTTCTTATCAAACAATTATAATTACCCAATACCTTCAACGGGATATACTATAAGCGGTAATTGTTACTGCCCGACGTATTTAAATCCAACCATTTTAGATAAGACATTAATAGATCCAAATCCATCCGATAAGACATTCTTTGAGTTTGCTCAAACATTTTGGCAAAATATGATCAATGTTAGAGACAGACAATTCATTACGAACGGTAAAACAGGTGGATACCCAACACTAGAATCGGTTTATTGGAAATATCTAAAATCTATTAATTTAGAGGAAATCCCTGACAGTTTATTTACTTATCAAAAAATGATAAACTATGTACAAGGTTTAGGTGATTATTGGATTAGATTAGTAGAACAAATGGTTCCTGCCACCACAATATGGAACACAGGTGTTCGTTTTGAAAATTCAATATTCCACAGGCAAAAATTTGTATGGAGAAGACAAAGAGGTTGTCAACTTATACCGATACCTTGTAACCCTTGTACTGTTTCGGGACCAATATTAACTTACGATTGTCCTGAAATTAAAACTACTTGTGATATATACCCTTGGACCTCAAACCCTAATGTTGGTAATTCATTCGGTGGAGTGTTAAACAACGTAGTATCTAACTATACGCAAAATCCAAATTGTGATGTTAATACTATTAATAGTACTTGGTACGTCAACATTTCTTTATCTGGTAATACGATATTCAATTACCCATTTTTTAATGGTATCGGATTATCTATACCTCAAATTAGTTACCCAACTGAATCTCAATGGTTAACTGCCTTAGAGTCACAATTGGATGATTTAATTTTATACGGTTTAGACTACACAATATCAGGGGACACCGTTACAATATCAACAATAACTTGCGATAATCTAAATTTAAATTCTGAATTTAAAATTAACGTAGGTATAAATTTCACAATTAATTGTTTTTAATAAATGCCGTGTTCATATAGTTTTAGTCAATTTACAGTTACAGGTGACTGTCAAAATAACGGTTCTGGTGGGTTTACTTTATATCTGTCATCCACATCAGAACCAATGAGTATCACTTGGTTTGAACCAAACCCATGGCCGCCATATGGTGGTCCCACGACTGAACTTAACGTAATGAATGGTCCGAGAGAATATTTAAATGTCTCAGCGGGAACTTATGTTTTTACAGTTAATGACTCTTGTGGGTCACCTGGTGATCCGACTCAGAATAACCGAGAAACTATTAATATAACAGTTTCATCAGGTAGTTCCTGTGTTAATATTGATGGTGTCATATCAACCACATGTGGTTTAGATAATGGTATATTAACTGCTACTACGGAAAATATAAATGGAACCGCCACAATGATTTTATATCAGAACGGTTTAAGTTATAGAACCGCTTTTACTGATACAACATCATATGTTTTTACCGATTTACCAAGTGGTATTTATTACGTTAACGCAAATAATGGTGGTGGTTGTACAGGATCAAGTGAAAATGTAATCGTTGAACCATCCTTTCAGTTAGATTACGGTTTATATATTGTAAATGACGCGGATTGCGGTAATGTTAATAGCGGTGTTGGTAAATTATTCATAACTGGTTTAACAGGAATCCCTCCATATACTTATTTATGGTCATCGATAACAAATCCACAGTATTTACCTCAAAGTGGGCAAATATTATCAGGTAGTTCGATTACAGGACTTACGGAAGGTGCTTATTCAGTTACAGTTACGGATTCGCAAAACTGTACATTAACTAAAACAGGTATTGTCACGGAAATAGAACCAGTAACCATCGCCTCTGTAACACCCACCCCACCAACATGTTTTGATGAAAACGGTGAAATAACCATTACAGTTAAAAATGGTGTGGCACCATACAGATATTACATACCATCAAGGTCTTTTATTGATATTAGTTATTCTCAAACGTATGTATTTAGTGGATTACCAGGTGGTAATTATGAAATTATCGTAACAGATTCTGCCCTGTGTGAAACAAAAGTTACGGTACAATTAAATCAACCTGATAGTTTTAGTGTCTCTTCGGTTAATGTTAAAAATGCAACTTGTGGTAACGCAAACGGCGCTTTATCTATTTTATTAATTGGTGATAGAAATAAAACATATACATACAGTTTATCAGGTCAAAGTGGTTCTGTTGTTAGTAAACAAGGGTCCACGTTATCTAATTTCACACAATTAACAGCCGGACAATATCTATTAACAATAACTGATGGTAATTGTACTTTTTCACAAGTTTACACGGTTAATTCAGTATCTAGTTTTACGGCAACTACATTCGTAACAGGAACCACATGTGGTGATGATAATGGAGTTGTACACATTAGTGTTACAACAGGAGGAACAGGTTTATACACTTATTCAATTGTTAAAAACGACGGAACAGGAAATCAGACGGCAACAAACACAGGGACTAGTTCATATACCTTCAACAACTTATCAAGTGGTGTCTATTCGGTTAAAGTAGAAGACCAGTCAGGTTGCGAGGAGTTACAATATGTAACAATAAACAGTAGTCAAAATGTGAATTTTATATTATTACCGACAAATTCAACCAACGGTTCTAACGGTCAAATTTACGCAAATATTTACGAGGGAGCACCTCCGTTTACACTAACGTGGTCATCAAATGTAAATGGTCAGACAGGAACAACTGTAAGTAATTTATCTGCCGGCACGTATTCACTCACTGTAACTGATAATAGTGGATGTACGTTAACTAATACGGTGGTTTTAGAAGGTACTTTTAATGTGTCTACGACTGTATTATTTAATATTTGTGAATCAGAATTATCCACGACCAATAACTTAGTTGAAAGATCTTTGGGTAAAATGTTGGTAGAAGGTTATTTAGATTTAACGTCTGGTTGTACGGATTGTTTATTGAGTAGTGCTATTTTTTCGGCGGTTACCAATGTTGGTGGAACAGGTTATAGTATATCATTTTTCACAGCTAACACATTGACCGATGTACCAACGACAGAATTATGGGGTGATACTATTACGGATTTAATTAGCGGGGCAACAGGTGTCGGTAATGTAGTTTTAGATTCTGAAAATAACTCAATAACGGTTAATACATCTTGTGAGGATGCGACAATACCTTTGGCGAATCAAAATCTAACAATACAATTAAAAATTGTTTATGATATAAACTGTGTCAGTTGTTAAATGGAAAATATTATCATATCACAAGTAACAGGATTAACTCCACCTTATGAAATTTATATATGTGATTATTTAGGTATTACATGTGAATTTATGGAGACGGTTACAGATACTATTTCACCTATAAAAGTTTATCCAATTCCCTCGGTGTTTAGTGGAGCTCCTGCGTTAACTGTGAAGATAATACAAACAACAACAAATTGTGAAAAGACCCAAAATGTGGTTTGTTCTTACTTCGGTAATGTTTTCCACACTTTTTGTAATTGTAGTGATAATTCTATTTGTCATTATATAGAAAATAACCCCAATTTAAGTATCGGTGAATCAGTTACGTTTTCAGAATTAGAACAATGTTGGGTTTATTCAGGTTATCAATTTACATTTAATACTTCCGAAGAATTAACGATAGAGAACGAGTATGGTAATTGTCAAGAATGTTTTAACAACAACTCCCCGACATATTTTAGTGCTTGTTGTTATGACTACACTTTTAAGTTTAATAACGAATTCCAATCAGGATTTACACCGAATATTAGTTGGTATGTTAATATACCCCCATCAGGGTTAGGTGACGGTACTGGTTACACTGGATGTACAATAGTAATCAGCAATTACGAAACTCCAACACATAATTATGACCAAACCGATTGGAATGATTTAACTAATACCGAATATTCAACCCTATACCCGTTTCCGATTATGAAAAGTTGTGATGATTGTACCGAAATAAACACTTGTTAATATTTATCGTATACAATGGCAACTTATTATTTTAAATCATGTTGTGACAGTAACACAACTTTCATCATTACTGATTTTTTATCACCATTAACTGGTGATTTTTATTACGCTCAAATACCTAATTATTTTACAGGTTGTACCGAAGTTGTAACATCTGATAAGATTTTACCAGGATCGCCAACATATCTACAAAATTCAGTAACATTAACAGAATTTTCTGATTGTCAAACTTGTAATCAGACATATCCTTGTATTAGGGTTACGGCAACTAGCGAGTGTGATGTAATCACAATTTCGCCATTATCAATAAGTTGTAGTGCTGATTCTACTACATCAACTATAACAATTACAGCGTCGGGAGGAACTCCACCATACACAATATCTTGGTCAAATGGATTCGTTGGACCGGTATTAAATAATGCGACACCAGGTCAAAATTATACGATAACAGTAACAGATTATAATTGGTCTAGCGGTGGTCCCGATTTTACAGCGACAACAGTATGTTCAATACCGTTACCAACGCCTACGCCGACCACAACACCAACACCAACACCAACTCCGTTACCCGTAAATTCACAGTTATTATGTCTTTTTTTAACTAAGGACAACGTAACAACAGGGTATAATTTTAACCCTACACAAAATTACGTTAACGGTAAACCAACTTGGTCCTCATCAACATATACCTTACAGTGGAATTTAACACCACAACCATCTTGGCAAGTAACGATAGGTAGTAATTTCTTCTATAACACTAACGCATCATCACCACTTGGAACATACACCGTAATAGGACAAAGAGCTTCCGCAATTGTGGTTACAGGACCTTGCGGTTCAAGAAAATTTAGTTTTAAAAACATTACAATTCAGAGACCAATATGTGAAAAAACACCAAACACTGGTTCTATATTTATTGACACCATTGACGCTCAACCACCAATCCTTTATTCAATTAATAACGGATTAACAACCCAATCAAGTCCTTTATTTGCTAACTTAAATTCGGGAACGTATAGTGTTTGGGTTCAAGATGCGTCATCAAGTATAATAACTCAAAGTGTTGTTGTTCCGACCGCACAACCTCAAACTACGTATAGTTTAAATTTTGCGAGTAGTATTATTACAACAAATAGTAGTAATCGGACATTAAATTTCACATTAGAAGTAAGAGACAGTTTAAATAATTTAGTCACATCATTACCTACCGGTACTCAAATAACATTTAGCCTATCGCACAATAATAGTTTTGGCACAACAATATTAGGTGCTGGCTCCGTATCATCAGTGATTTCATTAAAGAAAAATGGAGTTAATTTAGGGATCACCCCAACAACTACGGTAACAAATAGTACAACACCGACCAATAATCTTTGTGGTCCCACACAACCTGTAAAATACACAACCGCAACAACTAAAACATATTCAACAATAACTTTTTCAGGAACCGATATCATAACTGGAACATTGAACATCCAAGTTAATCAGACATTACCTGGTAATGTGTGTGTTTTAGAATCATTAGATTTCTTTACATTGTTATCATCGACTATAACAGGATGTAGTTGTTGTTCAGTAACTGCTAGAAATGTTAATTCATCAATTATGAAAACATCCCCCAATAAATAAAAAATTACGATAAAAAAATGGCTTACATATTAAAAAATACATCAGGTTTAATTAACACGAGAATTACCGACGCAGGGAGAGAAAAAATGTCTCAGGGTAATTTTAACATTAGTTATTTCCAAATAGGGGATAGTGAAGTTTCATATGACGTAATTGAAAATTTTGATCAAACTAATAATTTCATTTTAGAACCAGCCTTTAATTCTCAAAATAGTGCTCCGGTTCCCGCATCAAATTTCCAAAACATAAAATACCCTTACTATGTT